TCTTCTTTAGCTGCCCATACTTTATTTCCAAATTTTAGTGTTTGTGCCATTAGTAATTTGTATATAATTGAGATGTAATCATTTCTTGTAATGATGTCCAACTTGTTAGTGTTTCTAATTGTGAGTCTGTTAATACTGAATCAAAGTATTGTAGTTCTCTAGTTTTTCCGTAGAAATCATTTGCACCACCACCATCATCAAAAGCTAATTCTGTTAAAGTGCCATCACTAAAAGTAGAACCACTATTGCTACTGTCTAATTCAAAACCATTAACAAAAAAACTAAAATCATTTGCCTTGTATTTAAGAGCTATTTTAAAGTTGTCTTTAATATTTGTAGGGTTATAGCTAAATTCATATTGATTTGCTCCAGAAATTCTTAATTGAGCTAATAAAGTTGTGCCAACGTATCTTATTAAAATCCTTGTACTACTACTTCCGTTAGATATTGTTATCATCTTGTTAGTTGATTCGCTATCCAAAGCACTTGTCTCTGCCATCAATACACCTTCTGAATCGTTAAACGTAGCTGCATCTCCAGAGCCATCAGCAGTTTCTGCTGCTCTTGTAATTGCTGTTCCATTAGTAGGAATGTAGCTTGTTGGGTAAGAGCCTTGTTCAAATTGCGCTCCGTAAACATATAAACCTTTTACTCCGTCACCAGTTCCATTATCATCAAGCCTTAATATTAACGCACCACTTCCAGTTGCAATTGCAGTAGCAACTAGATAACATCTATACCATCCGTTACCATAATCTTCTATGCCTTGACTTACATTTACACCATCAAAACCTATTACAATTCCACTTGTTAAATCAAATGTTGCTCCAGCAGAACCAAAAACAGCGTTTGAAAAATCTAAATTTATTTTATCAAACTCACCAGCTTTAACAAAAACAGAAAAAACATAGTCTAATCCACTTGTTGAAGAAACACTAGCCATTGGTCTTATATTTGCTGCAGTTGCGCCATTATTAACGATAACTTTACCTCCATTCAAATTTCCATCTGGACTTGTAATAACATTAGGTAAAGTAGTGTTATCACTATTTGTCCATTGGCTTATAGTGTTTGAATAAGTAATCGTGTTAGTCCTAGCTGGTTCTAAAAGGTAATGAGGACAATTAACTACTTTACCATTTAATAAGTCGTAGTTTAGTCTTGATTTGCCTATTTGTTCTTTTACTGATACGTTGTCTATTGAGCCAGTCGTACCAGAAAGCCCTAAAGGTGTTATTTGGTAAGTTGAAGATGAAGCTGTTATATAAAAAACATTTACCCCAAGTGATAAACCATAAGCAATAACTCCATAACTATCGTATAAACGGAAACCAGATGATGAAGAAAGAACATTTACTACAATTTTATATCTTTTTCCAGATACCACAGATATAGTGGTAGAGCCTAAACCCGAACCAGTAGTCTGCGTGCCATCAAGCGCAGCTACACCATTTGCAATACTCCAACCAGTTCCTTTAGTCCAATCGCTATCCGTAGCGAAATCTCCGTTAGTAACTAACTCACTTCCGAACAATTCTGAAGTTTCTATAAATCCAGTTGGTGCTATTCTAGTAGCAGAACTATTACGAGTAAAGTCAAAGTCTCCTACTCCATCTGATGGAAGTACAGAATAAAACTTATCTCCTTGTGCTGCTGGTATTAATGCTAATTTTGGTTTTGCCATTGTCTTAGTTATTTAAATCTTGTAATGCTGTTGTGTGTATCCAATCTGCTAAACATTTAACTGCTTCTACTTCTTGTCTCTCATTCATCTTTATTTGTGAACCAAAGAAATCAGGGTCAGTACCTGCTGTACTTGCAGTATCTATTGCATTTCCCCACCAAGTTGTATTATATATTTCGTTAGCCATTACTTTTTTGTTTTATAATTATATTTTACTTTTGCGTTCAGCGTGTTTGTTTGTGTCCACATCATTTTCTTGTTTCTTTAAATACTGCTTTAGTTTCTCAACATTTACCTTTTTAGGTTTATACATTCTCTCTCTCATATTATAAAACCCATCCATGAAAGTTAACATCTTTGTCTGGGTACATATCATCATTACTATTAGAAGTATATTCTGGATATAATGTACTGTTATAAGACATATAATCTAAAAACCTTCTTGTATAGAAATCAGCAGTTTCCGATACTCTATTTATTAACATAGCCATTTCATCGTAAGTAACCGTATCTGAGTTCTCACTTCTATGCTTAAATACTCCTCCATTACTTATCTGATACATAGCAAAAGGTAAAAAGTTACTTTGTGCATACCATATAAGCATCGGCTTTACATAAGTATTTAATAATAATTTATAATCAGAATTAGCTGGTTGGTCTACTGTACCTGCTATGATAATGTCTTGTAATTTCTGATATAACTTTCCTCCTAAATAATTTTGTATATGCGTATCTTGAGCTACTTCAATAAACTGAATTACTTTGTCAGAGTCTAGGTTACCATCTAAGATAGACCTTTTCTTTAAATCTAGTACGCTTATAAATAATGCTTTTGACATAATATTAAATATTTGGATATGCTCCTCCGTTAGCCATATCTGCTGGTCTAGTAGATACCTCTGAAGGGTTTATCGGTTCAACAAATCCATCTTTCAATGCTTCACTCGTGTCTACATCAGTTTCAGGAGATACTCTCTTCTTATATACTCTTAACTCCCAGAAATGCTGACAGTTCTTTCCTCCCTTAAATTTAAACAGAGAATAGTTATTACCTTTATGTCCTAACTTTCTGTTTACTCCTTGAAAGCTCATAAGACCTATATCCTCCTTACGGAATACTACATTGTCCTCAGTAAACATTTCCATCTTTTTACAGAAGTCTCTACTGTTAGGAGACTTTCTATTTGGCATATAAGCATATCTTACTTTAAAGATACCTTTATCTTGCTTAGAATCCTTGTTTGGATTAGCTTCAGCTAAACTAGCTAAATTAAAGTCCTTTTCCGAGTCTTTTACAGCTTCTGAGTGTATTAACTCCCAATCATCCGAGATACGCTCTCCTAGCGGCTCTAATTGGCTTAGAAGGTCATTTCCATCCTCATCACTAAAGTCATTATTTTCTTTTAATGAAATAGCACTATCATGAGACTCGCAAGGCATATACCATACTTCTCCATCTACTTCGTGTTCGTGATAACCTTTACATCCTTGTTCTAATGCCTTATCTTCTGCTTCTTTTATTGTCTTGTAAACTTCAACTCCATCTATTTTCTTTAGCTTAGTGCTGAAAGTAGCCTTTGAGCCTATTTTCTCTCCTGTCTCCTCTTCTCTCTTCACTTTAGTAGATATGTTATCTAATTGTGTAAATTCTATTGGTTGTAGAGTAATAAAGTAAAGATTTAAGTATATCTTGTTAAAGTTTAGCATATCTTCTAAACCTTCTATAATCTCTTCTTGGAATGGTCTAATAACTATGTTATCCATAAGTACAGAAGCAGTTCTAAGCTCTTCTGCATTATTACCAAATCCTGTATTGTCTTTTATCCCTAGTAATATAGGAGATACAATACCGTGACCTAACATTATCTTCTCTCTACTCTCATCAGATAAGAACTGATACTGAGCGTGAGCATCTGGTAAGTGTATAGGGTCAATATCTGCTTTAGTTTCTATAGACTCGTTAAATGCTAGTATAAATTTACCTGCATTAGACGTTCCGCTAAACTTATCGTATATTTTTCTTTCAATTAACTCTTGAGTCTCCTCATTAGGTACTCCATTGTTAAAGTTGATTAATAAAGAAGGCTGTAAACCTTGCTTTATGTTATTTATGTGATAATTACTTACTTCTTCTTCTAAAGAACAGTATTGTAAACATCCATGATAATCAACAGGAGCATAATAATAAAATCCACTTCTATATGGCTTGAATATATATAACTCTGCTGTTTCACTCTTTTTACCGTTACCAAATGTAGGTATTCTCTTAGGATTATCGCTAGGCTTTATATCTACCCACTTAGGATGATAATAATAAGCTCTAATAACGCCTTTAGCATCACATTTCTCAGCTCTTAGAGTTTCCATAGGGAAATGTAGTATCTTAATGATTTTAGTCTTAGACTTATTGTATACTACTTGCATAGCAGCTTGTCCTAGCATCTTATAATCATTAGAGACTCTCTTTATTTCTCTTGGTCTAACTAATAATTTAAATTTAGCATACATTTCAGGAAAGTCTTCGCTGTCTGTAGCTTCTATACCTCTACCGTAAATCATATCAACAATACCGTTAATACATCTACTGTTTGTAGGAGAGCCTAAGTATTTCTCTATAAGGCTATCAAAGTAATCATTGTTTTCTCCATAAGAAACCCAATCTTTACCATACACTTCCTTAACCTCTGGTGTTTCATAACCAGATAAGTTTACTACTCTTATAGAATTGTTCTTGTTAGTCATCTAATATCACGTATTCGTTAGAAGGCTCTGCATATTCTGTGTAATCTGAATTACTTATAGAATATCTTCCTTCGTTATTATAAGGAACACTAGCATCTGGCAGAACAGATACTTTATCTCTGTAAACTAATTTATTTGTTGTAGTATTGAATATAGTAATAAAATAATCAAAACTTGTTCTTAGTTTATTTGATGTGCTCACTTGAAATCCCAAATAATTATCATACTTAGTACTTTCATCATTAGTAAAGCTAAAAGTATCATTTGTACTTTCCTCTAAAAACGATATTGTTAAAGAACCAGCAGATGCAACAACAGTTCCATTACCTAGAGTAGTATACGTTACCGAAGTACTTCTAGGAATGATGTTAAACGTCTGTGCACTATCATTATTTGTTATTATCATATTATGATAACGATATTTTTCTTTTTTGTTTTATAATAAAAAAGGGTAAGCTAATGCCTACCCTATTTTTACCAATAATAAACAATATTATTATTCGTTACTCATATTTGATGTTTGTACATCGAATCCTGATGTATTGCCTACAGCAACTAGTGTGCTTAGTACAAATAAAGATGGTAATACTTCTTTTCCTTCGAAAGTAATATTATATCCGTTTAAGTCTCCCATTGCACCTCCTGTAGAAGTGTTAACAGAAACTTCACATCCATTTTGTCCTCCAGCTATTCTAAATTTCCCATTATAATCTTCAATGATTATATGAGGTCTACCGTAAGACAATAATTTTAATTGCATCATTGTATCAGCATTTTGTGCCTTAAGAACAAAAGCACCTGATTGAGTCCAGAATGAAGTTCCATTGTCTCTGGAATTTTCATTAGTTTCTTCAAAGGTATTGTTGTCTCCTCTTAATTCAAATTTGTGTACGTCTACACCAGCGGTTAAAGTTGCTACCGTTCCGTCAAATGCAGCAGCGGTTGGAGCGTTAGAACTAGCGTCAGCCATCCCAGCGTACATAGCGTCTGAGTAATTAGCAATGTAAAGATTTTTAATCCCACCTACGGACTCTTTACACGCTTCTAGTCTCCCTTTTGATAAATCACAAGCCATTTTTTATATGTTTTTTAATAAAAAAGGGCAGGTAGAATATCCCACCTACCCCTTTTATATGTTAGTATTAATTTATATTAAGAATAAAGAACGATGTCAGAACCGATACCGTATTGTACACCAGCAGTAAATCTCATTACTATTCTTACGTTTTGACTTCCGTCAATGTCAGCCATATCGATAACTTTTACTTCATTGTGGTCAGATAATAAACCTGTACCGAAATATAAGTTAGACTTTTCAGCAGCCATTGCAGTATTGTCAGCTAATCCATTAGCAACAAAGATTCTTACGCCATCGAAAGATAATTCTCCTCCGTTGTACCATTGAGTACCTTCGTTCATTGTTCCAGCTCCACCTAAGTTAGAAGCAAATCCACCTAAAGCTCTTACATAAGCTCTAGC